GTGACAAAGACATAATGGATTCCAACACGATAACCTCGTTTCAGGTAGATTGTTATCTATGGCACATAAGAAAGCTACTCAGTATGAGAGACATGTGTGATGCCCCCTTTGATGACAGGCTCCGAAGAGACCAAAAGGCATTAAAGGGAAGAGGCAGCACACTTGGACTCGATTTAAGAGTGGCTACAATGGAGGGGAAAAAGATCGTTGAGGACATCCTGAAGAGTGAGACAAATGAAAACCTCAAAATAGCCATTGCTTCCAGTCCTGCTCCTCGGTATATCACCGATATGAGCATAGAGGAGATGAGCCGAGAATGGTACATGCTGATGCCTAGGCAGAAAATAACTGGAGGCCTTATGGTGAAAATGGACCAAGCCATAATGGATAAAAGAATTATCCTTAAAGCAAATTTCTCAGTTCTATTTGATCAACTAGAGACATTAGTCTCTCTGAGGGCATTCACAGAAAGTGGTGCTATTGTGGCTGAAATATTTCCCATTCCCTCCGTACCAGGACATTTTACAGAGGATGTCAAAAATGCAATTGGAATCCTCATCGGTGGACTTGAATGGAATGATAACTCAATTCGAGCGTCTGAAAATATACAGAGATTCGCTTGGGGAATCCATGATGAGAATGGGGGACCTTCACTCCCTCCAAAACAGAAACGCTACATGGCGAAACGAGTTGAGTCAGAAGTTTGAAGAGATCAGATGGCTCATTGCTGAATGTAGAAATATACTGACAAAGACTGAAAATAGCTTTGAACAGATAACATTTTTGCAAGCATTGCAACTCTTACTTGAAGTTGAGAGTGAGATAAGGACCTTCTCTTTTCAGCTTATTTAATACTAAAAAACAC